CGCGGGGGATGGTGTCGCTGGTGTCGAACAGGATGGCGTCACCTCTGTGGATGCGCGGTTCCATGCTGTCTCCCTTGCCGTACATCACCGCGAGGGCGTTGGGGCGCAGGCGCTTACGGGCCAGCGACTCTGCCCTGAATTTCAGTTTGTGGGTTTCGGCGTACTCCTGGGCTTCGGGACCGCCGCCCAGGCCGATGGCCTGCGCGTAGCCGCTGATATCCGCCCAGTCGCTGTCGTCGTTGCTTGCTGCAGTTCCTTCCATGGGCCCCCGGCCGGTTTGCAACCACTTCGGGGATACCCCAAGCGCCTCCGCGATCTGCGGTAGCTGCGTTGTCCCTGCCTGGTCGTTGTTCTCAATGCCGGCGAGGGTGGGGTATTTCACGCGCGCAGCCTCGGCCAGCTGGGGGCGAGACATGCCCCGAGCCTTCCGTGCTTCCTTGATCCGGTCACCTACGGTGTTCATGGAGGTGAGCATTACGGAAAACCATTATGGGATGCCGTTGACAGAGACCTATGGCATCCCATAGGCTGGTGCCACCCAACAGGAAACGGCACATGGAAATCACCTGGGCAGACCGAATCAAGGCGCTCGAAGAGCGCGGCTGGTCCCTTACCGAGATCGGCCGCGCCATCGGCAAGTCGCCGCAGACCGTCAGCGACCTGAAGCAGGGCCGGACGAAGGAGCCGGGCGGCATGGCCGCTGTGCAGCTCCACCACCTCTACGCCACCGGCGCCCGGCCGGCGACTGCAGGCTGACGTGACCACCTCACCGCGCCTTGGCGGGGAAGGGCACCACGGTGCCCGTGCCGGGCAGCGGTGGCTCACGGCGCTTACGGGGGTATGGGCGCACATCGACCCTTCGACCCTGACGGATGAGGGCGAAGCACTTCCCGCTGATCCACTGGAATTTCAGATCCACGACGTTGGATCGCGGCTTACGAACTGACCTGGGCATTCAAGGCTTCCATCTGAGAGGCCTTCTTTTTCGCCCGCAAACCCTTGGCAATAAAAGGCAAATCATGGAAAGCATTGGCAAGCAACAGGACAACCTCCGCCTTGTATTCGGTGTGCACAGCGCGCCGAAGGATGCCCCGCAGAAGCTTCTCCGCCAGATCGAATCGGCCGCGCAGGCCCTGGCGGTATCGATGCAGGCCGGTGGCCACAAGCTGGCGACGATCGCCGCGGCCATTGGCAAGTCGGAGAGCTACGTGTCGCGTATGCGCACCGGTGAACGGCCGATCCCGGCCCGCCTGGTGCTGTCGCTGTGCGCTGCCACCGGCTCGAATCTCATCCGCCAGTACATGGACCTGCAGGCGGCCCTGGAACAGCCCGACCCGCGCACAGAGATCGCGCGCCTGGCGGGGATGCTGAGGTCCGCCTGATGGACGCCACTGAAAAGGCGCTGCTGGCCGTGCGTGTGCTGTGGCACACCGCCGCCCTGCTTCAACTGCTGCGGGGTGCGTGATGGCCCGAATCCGTACCGTGAAGCCTGAGTTTTGGTCCAGCGAGCAGGTGATGGAATGCTCGCCGATGGCTCGACTGCTGTTCATAGGCCTGTGGAATTTCTGCGACGACGCCGGCAACCACGTTGCCAGTGCGAAGACCGTCAAGGCTGAAATTTTCCCTGCTGACGATATTTCCTCGTCGGACGTGCAGCGAATGCTCGACGAGCTTTCGTCGAATTCCCTGATCGCCTTCTATACCAAGGGCGACAAGGACTATTTGCACGTCACCGGCTGGAAGAAGCATCAGAAAATCGACCGTCCCACCTTCAAACACCCGGCCTATTCGGAAGATGATCGTCGAGGCCTCGACGAGTCCCCCCCCCCGGAAGGGAATGGAAGGGAAGGGAAGGGAAAGGAGAAAGAACAATCCTCGCTTCGCTCGGATTCGTCGCCGCAGCTGGCGCTGACCGGCGACAACCAGGCACCGCCGGCAGCGAAGGTCACCAAGGCCGAGCGCATCCGCCAGATAGCCGAGGACGCACAGGCTGCGTACAACGCCACGATGGCCAAGCCCCACGGGCTGCTCGCGGCCTGCACGATGCTGAACAAGCCAAGGATCAAGGCCGTGGAGAAAGCACTGCCCACCGTGCGCCAGCTGTGCCTGCGGCTGTTCGGCAGCGAGAAGGTCACGCCGCAGTTCTGGACCCTGTATTTCGAGACGGCCGCCGATGACGACTTCCACGCCGGCCGGCAACCGGGCGGTGTCGGGCACGAGAACTGGAAGCCGGACTTCGAATACCTGCTGCGTGAAACGGTAATCGCCAAGCTGGCCGACCGTGCGCTGTCCGAGGTGGCCCAGTGAACGCGCTGCCGAACTACTACCGCGAGGAAGGGCTGCGCACGCTGCCGCAGGCCATCGAGGCCGAGCAGGCGGTGCTGGGAGGGCTGATGTTGCGGCCGCAGGCCTGGATGGACGTGCAGGACGTGCTGACCGCGCAGCAGTTCTACCGCCGTGACCACCAGCTGATCTGGCAGGCGATCGAGGACGTGCTGAAGAAGGGCCGCGAGGCCGACGCCGTCACCATCGGCGAATGGTTCGAATCACGCGGCAAGCTGGAACTGGTTGGCGACGGCGCCTACCTGATCGAGCTGTCGGCCACCACGCCGTCGTCGGCCAACGTCCGTGGCTATGCCGAGATCGTGGCCGAGACGGCCAAGCGCCGCGCCCTGATCGATGCCGGGCAGGAGCTGATCGACGCCGCCTACAGTCCCGAGGGCCGCAGCGCGCTGGAGCTGATCGGCTCCGCGCAGACCCGCATCGGCGGCCTGCTGGACAGCGAGCCCTGCGACCTGGAATCGGTGGCTCCGGTGATGGAGCGTGTATTCCACCGGCTGGGCGAGAGGGCGAACAACGAGGGCGGCATCAGCGGCCTGACCACCGGCGACCACGACCTGGACGAGCTGCTGGGTGGCCTGCAGCCCGGCGGCCTGTACGTCCTGGCCGCTCGCCCGAAGATGGGTAAGACCACCAAGGCAATCAACATCGCCGAGCATGTGGCGCTGCGCCTGCGTAAGCCGGTGGCGGTGTTCACCTTCGAAATGCAGCCCGAAGAGCTGGGCGACCGCATGCTGGCCAACCAGGCAGGCATCAACGGCACTCGGATTCGCACTGGCAAGCTGGACGACGTCGATTGGGCCAACGCATCCGAGGCGACCCGCAGGCTGTCGCAGGCGCCCATCTTCGTGAGCCGGCCGAAGCGCGCCAGGGTCGAACACGTGTGCGCGCAGATCCGCCGCATGCACGCGCGCGATCCGCTGGGCCTGGTCGTCATCGACTACCTGCAGCTCATGGAAGTGAAGGGCGACAACCGCGCGGCCGGAATTGGCGATATCACCCGGACGCTGAAGCTCACCGCCAGCGAGCTTGGGGTGCCGTTCCTGCTGCTGAGCCAGCTCAACCGCGAGCTGGAAAAGCGGACGGACAAGCGGCCCATCGTCGCCGATCTGCGCGACTCGGGCTCGATCGAGCAGGACGCGGACGCGGTGATCTTCATCTACCGCGACGAGATCTATCACCCCGACAGCCGCTGGGTGGGAACTGCCGAGCTGATCGTGGCAATCCAGCGCAACGGCGCCCCCGGCATGGTCCGGCAGCTGTACCAGCCCGAGTACTTCCGGTTCTCGCCGCTGCCCGAGTACTGGGAGCCCAAGCAGACCATCGCCAGCGCACCCGCCGCCGGCACCGCCCCGAGGCAGAAGCGCGGCTTCGCCGGCGTTGCTGCTGCCCGCCAACAGGAGGATTGATCGTGAAGAACAACACCTTCATCCTGCGGATCGAGAATGCCCGCGACGCGATGAAAGCCGCATGGCTGTTCGCCTGCGAGTACCTGCAGGTTGGGCGTGCTGTGCGCGTCACCGTCGAGGAACACAAGCCGAGCCGCAGTCTCGAGCAAAACGCCATGTTCCACGCCATCTGCGGCGAGCTCGCCCAGCGGAAGAAGTGGGCCGGCCGGTACATCGACGCCGAGGGCTGGAAGCGGCTGCTCGTTGACGCCTGGGCGCGCGAATCCAACCGCCAGCAGGGCGACGTGGTCCCGTCCCTCGACGGCGCCAGCATCGTCAATCTGTCGATCCAGACCCGGCGCATGACCGTCGCGGACATGGCCGACCTGATCACCTTCGCGCAGAGCTGGGCTGTGGAGAACGACGTGCTGCTGCGAGACGTGGCGCCGCTGCGCGACCAGCGGCTGGCAGAGCAGGCAGTGGCATGAGGACGAAGAACGCCAAGGCGATCACCGCCGCGGAGCGTGCGCACATGGAGCTGGTGAAGCTCTGCCCCTGCAGTGTCTGCGGCCGCGCGGCTCCATCGGAAGCCCACCACATCAACCAGGGCGACCACTACACGACTGTAGCGCTGTGTCAGGACTGCCACACCGGCAGCGAGAACGGCCTGCACGGCCGCCGCACCATGTGGCGCATCTACAAGATCGACGAAGTAGGCGCCCTGAACGAAACCATTCGCAACGTACTGCTGCTACTCAGCACAAGGGGGATTCGATGACCATGCGCCTCACCTTCGGCATTGACCCGGGCCTGTCCGGCGCGATCGCCACCCTGATCGACGGTGAGCCCGGCCCGGTGCTGGACATGCCAACCATGGACGTGGACGGCTGGGGCGAGATCGACGCACGCGCGGTGACGGTGTTCATCCGCGAACAGCGCGCCAACCACCCCGGGGCCTACGTGTCCGCCTGCATCGAGAAGGTGGGTGCACGCCCCGGCGACGGCGGCACCAGCGCATTCCGCTTCGGCCAGGGCACAGGGAAGCTGCAGGCCATCCTCGAGGTGCTGGGCATTCCAACCACTCGGGCGATCCCGGCTGTGTGGAAGCGTACCTTCGGCCTCCTGAAGCAACCCAAGGACGCTGGGCGCCTCCTGGCCTGTGCCCGATTCCCCGTGGCAGCCAAGACCATGAGCAGGAAGAAGGACAACGGCCGAGCCGATGCTCTGCTCATTGGTCTGTGGCACGAGAACACCCAGCTCGGCAGTCACCTGCTGGGAGGGGAGGGGGAAACTGCCCCTGCTGCGCCTCGCGTGCGCGCGCGCGTTTGCGACGAAGCGGCGGCCTGAGCATGCGGCGGCTGGCGACAGACCCTGATCGCGTCGACTGGTTCCAGGTCCTCACCGACCTGGGCCGGAAGGGCGTGCCGGTGCTGGCCGTGTCGTCAGCCATCGGCGTGCCGCAGTCGACCATCCTTGGATGGAAGCAGGGCGCGGAGCCGAAGTTCGCGGACGGCGAGCGGCTGGTGGCGCTGTGGGCCGGCATCACCGATCGGCCCGTCGAGGAACTGCCGCGCGTGGGCACGGGGCTATGATTCACTCAAATAGGAGGAACAATGAACGACATCGAACTGAAGCCGTGCCCGTTCTGTGGGGCCGCTGGCGAATCGTTGCTGGTCGAACATCTGGAGGGAACGATTCGGAATCCTTCCTACCGGGTGCGTTGCGACAACTGCGGCGCATCCAGTAGGTACACCGACCGCGACTGCCGCGACGCGTGGAACACTCGCGCGCCGCCGCTGCCCGCCGCGCCGGGGAAATAGTCGGGAATCCGCATGGGCGGGTGGCGAACACTCCGGGCTGTTCGCCACCCATGCAGCCGACAGGAGCAGCACATGCCCGCGCCCGAACTGACCGTGAAAGTCCCCGGCGAAACCGCCGACACCAGCGCCGCCGCAGCCGGCACCACCAGCACCACGCAGCAGGACGAGCGCCTGGCCGCCGTCCTGACCCTGTCCAAGCAGACCATTGCGGTCATCACCGAGGCGCTGCCCGGCCTGGTGGCTGGCGATCTGATCGCCCTGCGCGACCTCGAGGTGGCAGGCAGCAACCGCAAGGGCGTGCTCGAAGCCATCGAGGCAGAGGACGCACGCCGCGCCGCCATCGGCGAAACCGCCGACGCCCAGCCCGAATCGTTGGAGGCAGAGGTTGCCCGCCTGCGCGCCGAGAACGAGAACCTTCAGCAGCGCCTGCAGCAGTGGGAGGACGACTGGGCAGCCAAGAATCTGGCCAAGCCCGAGGCAGCCGCCGCCGTCCGCACCGCGACCACTGGCCAGGCCTATCTGACCGACGCCGGTTGGGTCGTCCCCGAGCCGCAGCCGAAGGCCTGAGCCATGTGCAGCAAGGCCAAGATTCTCGATCCAGCTGGCCTACTGACTGGCAAAAAAGCCAAGTGGGCGGACCCGCTTGGCGTCACGAAGACGTCCATCGGCGACCCGACGGGCGATATCCGCAAGGAACGCGCCAAGGTGGCCGCTCAGGCTGCCGCCGATCGCAAGGCGCAGAACGACGCGAAGAACGTCCTCCCCAACGCCTTGGCCGATGCCAACCGCCTGGCCGCGCAGTCCACCGAATCCACCCTCAACCAGCGACTGAAGCGGCGTAGTTCCTACGCCGTGAGTCTGCTGGGCTCTGCAGGAGGCTGACCCCATGTGTGGGAAACCCAAAGCACCCAAGGTCGTTGAACGCGACCCCGTGGCCGACCAGCGCGCCGCTGAGGCGCAGGCCACGACCCAATCCAACCTCGAGCTGGCATCGCGCCGCCGCCGCCGCCGTGAGTCGTCGCTGCTGACGCTCGGGGCACAGGGCCTGACCGGTGGCGGCGGTGGCCGCTCGCTGCTGGCCAGCGCTGTGGGCAAGTCCACCCTGGGCGGTGCCTGATGAGCGCCGGTGCCCGCATCCACAAGCGCCTCGGCGAGCTGAAGTCGCGCCGGCAGATCCACGAACCCACGTGGCGGCACTGCTTCGAACTGACGTACCCGCTGCGCGCCGATGGGTTCGACGGCCAGCAGCTGGACGCCCAGCAGGGCATGCGCAAGCAGGGCGAGATCCTGGACAGCACCGGCACCGACGGCTGCCGCACCCTGGCTTCGGGGATCATGTCCGGCCTGACCCCGGCCAACTCCCGTTGGTTCGAGCTGTCGGTGGAGCAGGCCAGCGACGATGAGAAGGCCTGGCTCGGCGAGGCAGCCGACACGGTCTGGACCAACATCCATCAATCCAACTTCGACGCTGAGGGCTACGAGAGCTGTCTGGATGCCGTCGCCGCTGGCTGGTTCGTCCTGTACATCGACGAGGCGCCCGACGGTGGTTTCAGCTTCCAGCAGTGGCCGATCGCCACCTGCTACGTGGCCAGCACCCGCGCCGATGGCCTGGTCGACACCATCTACCGGGAACACAGGCTTTCGGCCGAGGCTGCGGCCGCGCAGTTCGGCATCGAGAACCTGAGCGAGCCGCTGCAGAAGCTGGTGAAGGACAAGCCGCTGGAAATGGTGAGCTTCATCACCTGCATCGAGCCGCGGCCCATGCACGA